TTTAGATAACTATGAAACAGTAGAATCGAGATTGGAAAAATGGCATGAGAAATACCCTGATAATCGTATCGAGACTGAACTCATTGAAGCGACTGAAAAGCGGTTCGTTGTATTCGCCAAGATCTTTAAGACTGAAGCAGATCCTAAACCATGTGCAACTGGGCTCGCATTTGAGGTCATTACGGAGAAGGGTGTTAATAGCACATCTGCATTGGAGAATTGTGAAACTTCAGCGATCGGTCGTGCGCTCGCAAATGCTGGTTTCGCAGCTAAAGGCAAACGCGCTTCAAGAGAGGAAATGGCTAAGGTAAACAATGCCGAGCCAAATCAATACGAAAAGAAATTACAGGAAAGGCGATACGGAGCGCCGGGAACTAAATCAGCAGCAATTGAGGATGCACTTAGAGCTTCATTTGCAGTAGAGAATAAAGTCGATGATCCGCAACAATGGTCTTTATCTGAAGCTGTGGATGCGATTGGTAAATCAACACCAAATCCACCGCCTGAGTGTGAACATGGAATGATTCTTAAACAGGGTGTTAGCAAGGGCGGAAAACCTTACTATGGTTATGTCTGCAACGGATCTAACAAAGACCATGCTATCTGGGCAAAAATGACCGCTAAAGGATCTTGGTATTTCGAGGGGGTTCAATAGTGGGCTATATTGCTTTCATAAACGGGAAGGGCATTCAAGTTGTATTGGATGATAATGGTGTTCATCTTGAGGAATCAGTTATTAAATGCGAAGCGTGCGACGATGATCGAGTCTTTAAGGATGGCACATGTTTTAGATGTCATGAATTGATTAATCGTGACTAGTTTCAAATGTAATGGCTGCGCTCGCAAGACTGAGTTTCTATGGCTTGATGCAATTGACATGCCTGATGGATTTAAGGTTTATCAATGTATGGATTGCGGATGCGTAGGAGTCAAGAATATAACTGAGCAGATAGATCGAATACCGGACACAAAGATAAGCAGGTGTGCTAGTTGTGGGGCTTGGCAATTTGAAGCTAAACCCTGTCATACTTGCTTATTGATTGGAGAATATGATGCCAACATATGAATACAGCTGCAAAGAATGCGGCACTTATGGATCAGTTCATAGAACTTACAAAGAGGATGATGGCGGTATGAATTGTCCTAAGTGTGGGCTAGACATGACAAGAATCTACTCAACAGTAGGGTTAGTCTTTAAGGGCGAAGGATGGGCTGGTAAAACCAAATGAGTGAGGCGGGTTATTCAGACACTTGGTTAGATGAGGATGATTACAGGATAGTGACATGCCGTCTGACCTGCGGTTTTGCTCGATGATATTGACACATGCTGTATGCTCTAGTCGCATTGGCTCTCAAAGCCAAAACGCGAGCCCGAAGGCATCGCTCGCGAGGTGCATGCTAGTTGGGATCGCTCTATTTGTATTACAAATGAGTAGCTTTGAAAAAGCTGTATCTCAAGAACTTAAGGTTAATACATTAAAGCAAATTACATTTCATAAGATGAATTACAACTTTGAACAGTTTTACTGTTTAGATGAAATAGTATTCAAAGAGAGTAGATGGAATCCAAAAGCAAACAATCCAAGATCAACAGCTTATGGTCTATTTCAAGTATTAAAGTCTAAAGAGAAAGATCCTATTAAACAGATAGATCAAGGATTAAAGTATATTAATCATAGATACAATGGATGTGCTTGCACAGCGCTCGCACACCATAAACTCAAAGGCTGGTATTAAGTGAGTAGATCAGCTTTAAGGGATAGTGGATCGACAAGACATTGGCGTAAGATCAGAGAAAGAATACTAAGACGCGATAGTTATATTTGCCAGTATTGTGGGCAAGAAGCCAATACAGTAGACCATGTGATCCCCAGAAAATTAAATGGTTTAGATACTGACGATAATTTATTAGCTGCATGTTCTAGATGTAATTATTCGAAGGGTGGGCGGTTTTTTGTGAGCAAGAGAACACCACCGACCCCCCTTTCCTTTTCTAACCCACAAAACACCTCGATCGCTCACGATCAGACCGGATCGCTTTGAACAATTTTGAAAAAGAATTGATCGACTCGATTCAGGCTCAATCAGAATTAGGAGGTGTGCAAACTCCGCGTATTTGCTCTAAACTCAATGATCTGCCGTCTAAAGGTCATGAGATGATCGAGTTCGCAGCTGAGATCAACCTCCAGCTTATGGAATGGCAAAAGTTCGTCTGTATTCATGGCCACAAAATCCGACCAGATGGTAGATGGGCTCATTCTGAGCTTGGGCTAATCATGGCCAGACAACAGGGTAAGTCAACTTTGATGATGCTCAGAATCTTGACCGGAATGTATGTTTGGCATGAGGGTCTGCAATTGGCCTCAGCTCATAGACTTACAACATCACTTGAAACCTTTAGACAGATAGTTACCCATATTGAGCAGAATGACAAATTGGCAAGTGAAGTTAAAAAGATACGATGGCAACATGGTGCAGAGGAAATCGAATTAAAGGGCAATAGGAGATTTGTGGTAAAGGCTGCCAACAATGCAGCTAGAGGTTTATCTAAACCTGAAACAATCCATTTAGATGAATTAAGAGAATACAAAGATGAAGACGCTTGGTCATCAATGCGTTATTCAATGATGGCTGCCAAAAATCCGCAAGTATGGATCTATTCTTCAGCCGGAGATCAACATTCTGTAATCCTCAACAAATTACGCGAGAGGGCGTTGGCTTCAGCTACGACCAACGATCCGATTGGTTGGTTTGAGTGGAGTGCTGAACCAGATGCGCCAATTCTAGATCCGTCAACTGGCGATATTAACTGGCCGGCATTTGCTCAAGCCAACCCATCACTAGGCATAACGATCCACCCCGATAATCTTCGTGCCGTAATAAATGATCCACCTGATATTGTTAGAACTGAAGTTTTAGCTCAATGGGTAGATACAATCAATTCCGCTATTGATGCGCAGAAATGGGAAATGTGTAGAACTGACCCAATACCATTAGACCCTGACAAGCCAACTTGGTTTGGATTAGACCTTAGTCCAGATCGTAAATTTGGTGCATTAGTGGCTACTCAGAAATTACCAGGAGAAAAATTTAATCTAGTTTTACTTCATACATGGTCAAATGATTATTCAATCAATGATTTAGCGGTTGCAAACGATATTGCACCTTATGTTAGAAAATATAATGTTCAGACTGTCGCTTATTCCAAAAGGACTGCACAAGCCGTCGCAAGTCGGTTAGTTCCTGCTGGAATTCCCATTACAGATATGGATGGGGCGATATATGCTGAAAGTTGTGATCGGTGGTTAGGCGCAATCAATTCCCATCGATTACAGCATGGGGGTCAAGAGGAACTGACTCAGCAAACACTATCCGCTGCGAAACTGCCCTATGGGGATGGGTCATGGATCATCGGTAGGAGAGCAAGTAGAGTCGCAGTTTGTGCAGCTGTGGCATCTGCTTTAGCAACCTATTTTGCAACACAGGTAGAAACGGAAGTTGATATTCAAATAGCGTAATTTGTTGACTTTATGGTATATTATATGCTAATGGGATTATTAGATAGATTTCGCGCAACACAACAAGAAAATCCAGTTGATGTAGCTGCTGCACTTTCACCTTACAACGCTCAACAATTAGTTGGTGGAATTTTATTTGGAACTACAACTGCAACGCGTGAACAATACATGGCGATACCTGCTGGAGCACGCGCAAGAAATATAATCTGTTCAACAGTCGGATCTTTACCAATTGAACAATATAATCATTTTACAAATGAACACATAAGACCAAACCGAGTAATTATGCAACCAGATCCAAGAGTTGCAGGTTCAGCAATTTATTCATGGATCGCTGAAGATCTTTTACTTTATGGTGTTGCTTATGGAATGGTAATGGATGCTTATGCAGCCACAGATGCTTCAAGAATTAGAGCATGGACAAGAATTGCACCGGGTCGAGTATTTGCTTCATTAAATGGTAACTCAACAGAAATTGAGTATTACACAGTTGATGGAAAGCGAGTGCCACCATTTGGATTAGGTTCGCTAATTGTATTTAATGGATTAGACGAAGGAATACTTAATCGAGCAGGTCGCACAATTAAAGCTGCTGCATCATTAGAGCAAGCTGCTGAAATGTATGCAAAAGAGCCTATGCCACAAATGGTGTTAAAGTCAAATGGCACAAACTTAACTCCAGAGCGAATTACAAAGTTATTAGAGTCTTGGAAAATATCAAGATCAACAAGATCAACTGCATTCTTAAATGCCGATGTTGAATTACAGGCTTTAGGATTTGATCCGGCTAAATTACAATTAAATGAAGCTCGCCAATACCTTGCTTTAGAAATTGCAAGAGCATCTGGCATTCCAGCATCATTTGTATCTGCTGAAACTACTTCGATGACTTATTCAAACATGACAGCAGAGCGTAAAGCATTAATTGATTTCTCACTACGACCAATACTTACTGCAATTGAGCAAAGACTATCCGCTGCGGATTTTTGCCCGAACGGAATTGAAACCAGATTCGACATTGATGATTTCTTGCGTGGTTCAGCATTAGAGCGAGCGCAAGTCTATGAAATCCTAAACCGCATCGGCGCGATGAGCGTTGAGCAAATCCAAGAGGAAGAAGACCTAATACGATGAAAATTAGTTTCCCAATAGAGATAACTGCTGCTGATACTAACAAGCGCACAATCTCAGGAAAGATCGTTACATGGGATGAGCAAGGATCAACAAGTGCAGGATTAACTGTATTTGAAAAAGATTCAATTGATTTCTCAAAGCCTGTTAAATTATTGCTTGAGCACGAAAGAACTAAGCCACTTGGAAAACTCGTTGATATAACTGCAACAGATACAGGGCTAGAAGCAACATTTCGCCTGGCTAAGACTTTTTCAGCGGATGATGCATTAGAGGAAGCTGCTACTGGGCTTCGTGATGGATTTTCTGTCGGAGTCAAAATTAATGAATGGAAAAATGAGGAAGGCGTGCTAAGAATTAAATCAAGCACACTTCAAGAAGTTTCACTCGTTACAGATCCAGCAATTGACAGCGCAAGAGTCGCTGAGGTTGCAGCTAGTGAAACACCAGAGAATTCCGAAGCAACCGCTGAGGAAACCACAACAAAGGAGAACAAAGTGTCAGAAATTACTTCTGAGGCTCCTATCGCAACCGAAGCGGTAGAAGCGACACAGGCTCCAGTTGTAACTGCTCAATATGTGGCATACACAAAGCCACGCGTTAATGAGAATGTTACAGCAGGACAATATGCAGCAGCACAAATTCGCGCTATTCAAGGCGATACAGATGCACGCGATTTAATTGCAGCATTACAAATTGCTACAACAGGCGAGAACACAGGGATGGTTCCACCTAACTACCTACGCGATGTAATCGGAGTTATCGATTCATCTCGCCCATTTATTGATTCAATCGAGCGCGCTCCACTTCCACCAAGTGGTCTTAAGGTGTTCACACCTGTGCTTGGAAATCAGGCAATCGTAGGACAAACTGCTGAGGGTGTAGAGTTTGCATCACAGGATACAGCAGTAACATTCCAAGAGGACACAATCGTAAAATTTGCTGGTGCAAATGTTGTGAATGTTGAACTTCTTGATCGTTCAGACCCATCATTCTTGGATCTATTAATTCGTGAACTTGCTGCATCATACGCACAAAAGACAGATGCTTATGCAGCTAAGATCGCATCAGAGGCAGCAGCCGGATCATCAGGCGCTTCAATCTATGCAGCAATCGCTGATGGAATTGCAGATGCTTATGGCGTTATGCGCTTCACACCAAACCGCTTAATGGTTGCTCCATCAGGTGGCGAGGATGGCATTGATTTCGCTGGACTACTTGGTGCAGTTGCAGATGGTCGCCCACTATTCGCAGCAGCAGCTCCACAAAACGCAGCTGGATTAATTTCACAAGGTTCAACAGCAGGAACAGTCGCAGGACTTGATCTAGTTGTAGATCCTAACTACACAGGTGATAATGCAAATGTAAAGCATGCATTAATTTATCCTTCAGCAGCTATGCGATTCCACGAGTCAGGAACATTTGATATTCGTGCAAATATCGTTGCTAACGGCCGTGTTGAAATCGGTCTTTATGGTTATGTCTGTGCAGTAAATCGTTACCCAGCAGCATTCCGTAAGTTATCAGTAGCTTAATTTAACTGAGTGCCTGGGGTTGCTCCCGATCTCAGGCATCCATTAATGGGAGTAAGGAGATGACATGCCAAGTATAATTACAGCCACCGAGTTGAGATCTGTGCTTGGTGTGTCATCATCCTTGTATAACGATGCTTATTTAGACGGAATTATTGACACAGCAGAAAACACTATTCTGCCAATGTTAGTTACATTTAAGAGCGCAGTTCAAAAAACAGTTTTACAAGATAATGTTGCCACATTTACAACAGTTGGCGTGCATGAATTTACCGAAGGCCAATCGGTAGTTATTGCTGGTTGCTTGAGTCCATATAACGGAACTCGCACAGTATTAGCAGATAATCTTGGCGACTATACTTTTTCAGCTAGTATCACAAACGCAGATATTATTGAAGCAAATGTTATTCCAAGCGGAAGTGCCACACTAACAGGCGCATCAACTTATGTTGGAAATCAATCAGTTAAATCAGCGGTTTTCACAATTTCAGTTGAAGTATTCCAATCAAGAGTTGCAGCAGGTGGACAAATTGAAGGCGTTGATTTTACAGCTACTCCTTACAGAATGGGTCGCAGTTTATATTCACGCGTAATTGGAATTCTCGGGCCTTATGTAGATGTTGAAGGTATTTGTCAATAATGCCACCATCCACAATTCTTTCATCTGTTAGGCAACCACTTGCAACTGCATTAGCAGGAGTGGCTGGCAATGTTTACAGTTTCGTTCCTGAGTCCGTAATCCCACCAGCAGTCGTTTTAGTTCCATCGTCTCCCTACCTTGAAATTGAAACTATTGGTAAGTCATCTGTTAGATGTCGAGTCAATATGACAATTACAGCTGCGGTTGCATATAACAGCAATCCAGCATCTCTCGATAATATCGAGCAATTACTTATGAGCATTCTGGCAATTATTCCTGCGGGATATATTGTCGGATCGGTCGAAAGACCAACAGTTACACAAGTCGGAGCATCAACTTTGTTGGTGTCTGATATAAATGTTTCAACCTATTATCAACAAACAACATAAGGAGCGAAAATGCCTACCACCGTTATAACAGGTCGGGATGTTACCTTCACAATCGGCGGTAACAATTTCGATGCACAAGCTACAACTGCAACTCTTACTGGCGAAATGGATCGTCAGACCTATCAGACACTAGACGGAAAAGTCTTTAAGGTAACTGATAACAATTTCACATTTGATGTTGAAATGTTAGCCGACTGGGGCGCAACTGGATCTCTATGCGAGATTCTATGGGGCGTTTCTGAGTCTGCTCCAGATACAGGCATCAACACAGTATTCACAGCCACTTCAGGCGCAGTCTTTACTTTCCAAGTATTGCCATCATGGCCATCAGCTGGTGGAACTGCACCAGATGCACAAACAGTATCTCTATCATTCCAAGTTATTGGAGTGCCAGCAGAGAACTTCGCTTAATAAATAAAACGGGAGCAAACAAATGAAACTAGCAATTACAATTACATATAACTCAGGCGATGAAGCAACTTATACAGCCCAACCGCCTGAGTGGGCTAAGTGGGAGCAAAAAACAGGAAACATTATCAGTCAAGCATCTGAAAAGATCGGTGTTAATGATTTGATGTTTTTGGCTTATCACGCACATAAGCGCGAAGCAGCTGGTAAGGCTGTTAAACCTTATGAAGCATGGATGGAAACTGTTGCCGATATTCAAGTCGGTGATGTGAACCCAAAAGCCATCCAGTAGGAAGCCTTAGTCGGTTATTGGTTCAGTTGTCAATCGCAACTCAAATTCCAATGAGCGAATGGGTAGATGGATCGGATGTTTTAACAGCTTTAGAGATATTGGAGGATAGACACAAATGACCACTCCTTCAATAGCCTATGATAAAAAAGAATTAAACTCTATCGTTAAAGTGTTGCGTCAAATGGATGATGCTGCTCAAGATCAAATGAAAAGAGCAGTAGGCGAAATAGCACAGGATGAATTATCTGAGATCCGTAGGGCTGCTTCCGACCGACCAAATAAGGTTGCCAAGAGAATTGCCGATGGCGGATCTGTTAAAAAATCATCTTTACTTGGTGAGATTAGATTTGGTTTAGCAAGTCAAAAATTAAGCGGTGGAGCAACCACTCAATTCTCTAGCAAGGGCGATAGTCCTAAAGTCGGAATTGGTGGCGGTGTAGAGTTTGGATCAAATAAATTTAAGCAGTTTCCAGTTTGGTCTGGTAAATCGCCAAGTGGTATTGGTGCTAAAGGTTGGTTTATTTATCCTACAATTAGAAAAATGTTGCCGGATGTAATTAAGAGATTTGAGAAGGCTGTGCTAGAAGTTAGAGGTGAGTGGAAATGATGGCCAAACCATTAACAATCGCACTTGCTGCGGATATTGATAATTTACAAAAAGGCTTAAAAGATGCTGAGAAAGCAGTTGATAAATCAGCAGCCCAGATCATAGATTTTGGTAAAAAGGCGGCATTAGCATTTGCAGCTGTTGGAGCAGCAGCTACCGCATTTGCAGTATCAGCAGTAAAGGCAGCAGCCGAGGATGAAAAAAGTCGCAAGAATTTAGAGCAAGTTATTAGATCAAGCACTAAAGCCACCGAAGATCAAATTTCAGCAATTGATAAATACATAACTAAACAATCTATTGCAACAGCTACAACCGATGATGTTTTAAGACCTGCATTCTCAAGACTTATCAGATCTACTCAAGATGTAACTAAGGCTCAAGATCTATTGACTTTGGCTCAAGAGATCAGCATAGCCACAGGCAAACCCCTAGAGAGCGTCACAAACGCCTTAGGAAGGGCTTATGACGGGTCAAATACCGCTTTAGGTAAGTTAGGTCTAGGAATTGATGCAGCCACCCTTAGAACCCAATCTTTTGAGGAAACCACTAATCAACTACGGGCAACCTATCAAGGATTTATTGATAATGAAGCTACTAATGCTGAGTTTAAGTTTAGACAATTAACAATTGCTGTCGATGAAACTAAAGAACAAATTGGAACAGCCTTGTTACCTATCGTTAAAGAATTGGCAGATTATTTCTTAGAAACTGCCGTTCCTTTAATTCAGGCATTTGCTGCTGGATTCTCTGGCGAGGATGGTGTTACCGCTGGCATAACTGAAGCTACTGAAGGTGCATTCCAATTTGGCGAACAGATTAGATCAACTCTTGAATTTGTAATTAGTATTAGAAAAGAATTAGCAGTATTGGGTGCAATTATTATTGGCGTATTTGTTGCATCTAAGATAGTCGCATTTGTTCAAGCAATCATGACTTTAGTAACTGCGATGAAAGCCCTACGAACTGCTGCTGCCGGTGCAGCTGTGGCAACGGCATTTGCTACCGGTGGAACTTCAGTTGGTGCTGCTGCTGCTGCTTTAACTGCTGTCGCTGCAACTTATGGATTATCAAAATTTGCTGGCGGTGGAGATGTAACAGTTTCAGATTATCCTGCAACAACCGGTAATTTTGGCGGTGGTGGTATGGGTCAAATTAACAACATAACAATTAACGGAGCAGTAGATCCTGAAGGAACTGCACGAGCATTACAACGATATTTGAATGGTCAAGCAGATCGAAGTGTATCTGGTCTAAAATGACAGTATTTACTCCTGATTGGAAATTGACTGTCGGTGGGGTTGATTATACTGACATAACAATTTCAGATGTTCAGCATGCAGCTGGTCGAACTGACATTTATCAACAATCACTTCCTTCTTATATGCAAGTCACGCTAGTTGCATTAAATAACCAAACATTACCATTTGATATTAATGACTCTTTTGACTTGCAAGTAAAAGATTCAGCTGGATCTTATGTAAGTTTATTTGGTGGGGATATTACAGATGTGACTGTTGAGGTTGGGGCTACTGGCGCAACAGACACAGTTATCCAATACACAATTATTGCAATGGGATCTTTAACAAGACTTACCAAAGAAATCTTCAATGACAACATTTCACAAGATGAGGATGGCAACCAAATCTATGACATTTTATCAGCCGTATTACTTGGCACTTGGAATGATGTGCCAGCAGCTTCAACATGGGCAACTTATAATGCAACTGAAACTTGGGAAGATGCATTTAATTTAGGACTTGGCGAAATAGATCAACCTGGTCTTTACACAATGAGTTCCCAATCAAATGTAACTAACACTATTTACAATGTGATTTCAGATATTGCAACTTCAGCCTTTGGATATATTTACGAGGACAATGCAGGAAACATAGGTTATGCAGATGCAGACCATAGGCAGAATTATCTTTTAGTTAATGGTTATGTTGAATTAGATGCTCGCCATGCGTTAGGTGCTGGCCTATCTACGATTATGAGATCAGCAGATGTTCGAAATGATATTTACATTAATTATGGCAATAACTACAATTCACAGGTTACTGCTACCGATGCAGCTTCGATTGCCTTATATGGCTACAAAGCTGAAACGATCAACTCTCGAGTTCATGGCGCGACCGATGCTCAGGCTATTGCGGATCGATACATAGCACAGAGAGCCTATCCAATTCCAGCATTCCAATCGATTACATTCCCAATCACTAACTCTGAAATCGATAACGCAGATCGGGATGATTTGCTAGCTGTATTTATGGGAATGCCAGTTCATATTCAAAACCTACCGACCCAAATATCCGGTGGAGATTTTGAAGGTTATGTTGAGGGCTGGTCATGGAGCACTAGGTTCAATGAACTGTTTCTGACCATCAATGTTTCCCCAGTCGCATTTAGCCAAGTGGCGATGCGTTGGAATACAACTCCAGCCACAGAGGCTTGGAACACATTAGACCCAACTTTAACTTGGGAATACGCTACAATAATCTCATAGGAATAGGACAAAATGGCAACTACTACTAATTACAGCTGGAGCACTCCAGACGATACCGCGCTGGTCAAAGATGGTGCAGCAGCGATCCGATCACTTGGAACTGCAATCGATAGCACAGTATTTACAAATGCAGGTAACGCAATCGCTAAATCTATTGTTGATGCTAAAGGCGATTTAATTGCAGCTACCGCAGACAACACAGTTGCAAGATTAGCAGTTGGCGCAAACGACACAGTATTAACAGCAGATTCATCTACAGCCACAGGATTAAAATGGAGTGCGCCATCTGGCACACCAGCAGGTGCAGTTATATTTCATGCTGCTAATACGGCCCCATCAGGATTTTTGAAAGCAAACGGAGCAGCAGTTTCAAGAACAACTTATGCAGCATTGTTTTCTGCAATTGGCACAACTTTTGGTGCAGGTGATGGAAGCACAACTTTTCTAGTTCCTGATTTAAGAGGATATTTCCCTAGAGGTTGGGCAGATGACGGTTCAACTGATAGTGGTCGTTCTTTTGGTTCAACTCAGTCATCTACAACTATAACCAGCAGAAATGATGGCGGTAGTTATGCATCAACCTTGTTGGCTAATACAGACGGAACTGACGGAACAGCGACTATTAAAGAAAATTCAACTGGTGGAAGTGATACTGCAAACAGATTCAAAATTCGACCTGTAAACCTTGCATTACTAGCCTGTATTAAATTCTAAAGGAGCAAAATGAAAATTTACAATTACAATCCAGAAAACGGATATTTTGTTGGCGAAAGTTTAGCCGATGAAAGCCCATTAGAATCAGGCGTTTATTTAATACCAGCACATGCAACAGAAATTGCTGCACCAAAAGCAACTAAAGGAAAAGTTGTTGTTTGGAATGGTAGCGATTGGGAATTGCAAGATTTGCCTGTTGCGCCAATAATTGATAATTCAGAATATGAAGCCAAACAAGCAGCAAGAATAGCAGTTGCCGAAAGACTTGGATTAACTGCTGATGAAATTAAATTGTTAATTGGCTAATGAAGCCTTGGTTATCTAAAGCGGCTGACACTCTTCGCGACCAAATAAATGGAGAGTTTGTGGGTAGGAGCAGGAAAGCTGATGGATGGATCGGCGATAATAAGCACGCATCTAGAAAATCCGATCACAACCCAAGATCTAACGGAGAAGTTTGCGCGATCGACATTGACGCTGGCTTATCTGACCAACAAGGGATTAGTTATGATTTGGCAGATCAGCTTCGACTCGCAGCAAAAAAAGATAAGCGTATATCTTACATAATCCACGCTGGCAAAATTGCTAGTGCTAGATCATTATGGAAGTTTAAAAAATATACTGGAATTAATCCCCATCATAAGCACATCCATATTTCTTTTAAGCCAAATCAACCTGGTCATAAGTTCGACATCCCACTACTGAAAGGCAATTAATGAAACTATCTAAAAAACACAAAGCAGCAATTAAGTCATATTTGAGAGCTGTGGCAGCTAGTGGAATTACAGTTGCCCTAGCAATAGTGGCTGACATTCATCCAGCCTATGCAACTATGCTTGGTGCGATTGTTGCGCCTATTGCGAAAGCGTTAGATCCAAAATCAGGGAGCGAAGCGGATTATGGAATTAATGCGTCATGACCGCAAACGAATGGGTTGGCATAGCCGTTGGCGTAAGCGCCGTATCGACAAGTTTATTGCTGGGTCTGCGCTGGGTTATTAAATCTTATTTACAGGAACTAAAACCTAATAGTGGCAGTTCAATAAAAGATCAAATTACTAGACTTGAACAGCGTGTTGATGATCTGTTCGTCTTAATTAGTAAGCGATAATTTCTGCTATGGCGAACACACGAAAACGCACACCACGCAAAAAGGTTAATCGGAGAGTAGTTCGCCAAACTCCTGAACCATTATCAAAACTAGATCAATTTTATATTGCAAAGCATGAAATGTTTAGAGCTGCACGCAAGGCTGGATTTAATGAATCCTGTGCGCTTTACCTAATGGATAATCCTGAATCAATGCCTGACTGGAT